TGGAATTCTAATTCGTTCTTTCTCAAAGTTAGGATTTAGTTTATATAATGCAAAAATAAAAGACAGATCATTATCATCGGCCGATAAACCAACATCCTCCAAAATACGCATCACACCCTTTTTACCATTATATGTAATTAAATCATTACCATTCTCATAGGGATCGACATCTTCTCTTATTCTTCTTAAGATGAACTTTAAGTTTTTTTCAGGAAAATTTTTAAATTCACTCATAATGATAAATATTAGTCACCAAGAAGTCTGTTTAGTTCTTCCTCTATTAGTCCTAAAGATTGATTGGCTTTTTGGAAATCTAAAAATTCATCTTCCTCAAACATTTCACTCTCAACTAATAATTTAAGATTATCTTTCTTGACATTTTCAGGTAAACCTTCTGCCGGTGGTGCTCCACCTGCCTCAGGTGGCGGTGGTGGTGCTCCGCCTTCAGGTGGTAATCCTCCCGCCTCTGCTCCTCCCGCTGGTGGTGCTGCCGCTGTAGATCCACTTATAGGTTTGTATAACTTATCGACTGTATTGAATATACCTGTTGATGTAATGATTGTTGCGGTATTATCAAGTTCGGCAGAAACCGCTCTTTCCATTCTAATTTGTTGAAGTTCTGTTTTGATTTCTTCATCAGAGAATCCAAATATGTGTTTCTTAGCCCAAGTTGCCGATGTTGGTTGGATTGATTTAGGTATTTCAGAAACCATATCCTTGTAAAGTAATACTTTTTCTTTCCATATGTCAATCATCAACAAGTCAGCTTGTTTTGACGGGTTTGTAAGACCTAATGTAAAGTTTTGTAATTCGTCCTCAAATCCTAATAAGAATAAGTGGATGATTGCAATTTTATTCATTTCTGCAATTGCAGATTTTTGAATTCTATTGATCGTTCTTGCAAAACGAATATCTAATAATGATAAGTTTTTACCATCACCAACAGGTTCCTCAAAACCAAGATAAGCCTTTGGTATTCTAAGTGCTGTAACCAATTTCTTTTGGATGTATTCGATGTCGGCAATTTCGGATAAGTTTTGCGCACCTGCCAATGTTTCGATTGGACTTGCTGCCGCTGGATCACGTACAGGTATGAAGTAATCTTGATCCACCGCCATTTGGTTAAATCTTAAGTCAACATTACCAGAGTTTTTATCTACAATTTGTTCTCTTTTGAACTTGTTTGCAACCCTCTGTACGTAAGCTTCTACATCATTATCATTCATGTTTCCTACGAATACTTTGAATACCCTTCTTTCAGGTGCTCTTGATGTACGATAAATCAACATGGCGTCTTCAGATAATACAAGTTGTTTCCAAATACGACGAGCCTTCTCTAACATGGATGTTCCATAAGGAAGTTTTCTATCATCACCCAATAATCTAAAGTGAGCAATCTCCCAAGTTTTAAACTCAACGTTTTTCTCTTTCCAAGTAAACGTTAATGATTTTTGATTTGGGTCAGGGTTTGCACTGAAAGTCTTCAATTGCATTCCTCTTTCGTGTCTTTCTATCTCAATGTTTGGTAATTGTAAACAACCAGTAACACCTTCATCTTGATTCAACTTCAAATACACGAAGTTATCACCGTATTTACACATGTTTCTAATCCACATCGGTAAGTTGGTGTTAATGTCCAACTTATTGATGAATAGATCAACTAAAATTCCTTTAATTCTTTTTGATTCAGAATATACCTGTAATACATAACCATCTTGATTTGGTGTAGTAGATTCCTCAGCATAGATATCTAACGCTGTTGATATCTCAGGTGTATATTCCATTGATTCGTAGTCATAAAACGAAGCCAATCTTGTTGGTTCGTAATAGACCGCTTGAGTATATAAATTATTCTCAATTTTAGCCCATTGACTCTGTAAGTATAATGATTGTTGTTGTTGAAGTTTTTCCTTTTCGTATTCCTGTCGATTGGTAGTTTTTAATAACTCCGTTTTATCCAATCTATATTCAGGTGATCCAAGACCCAACAATGAGTTTGGTCCAAAGGTGTTAGATAACCTTTGCCAAACCGTAAGATTTTGCCCTTGTTGATTATTTTCTGCCATGTTAGTAATTTAACTATAGAAATAAATATCTAAATAGTTTGTTTAATTGGTAAAATGACAACTTTAAGGACCAACTTGTAGTGTCAAAATACTTGAGTTAGCACCACTACCCCAACTATAAATGTAAGTACCTGGTGTGGCACCTAAACTTGATAATGTTTGATTAAGGTAGGTTGTTGACCCCTCAATGTATGATCCAGATACATACCCAACAGGAACCGCTAAATGATTTGCTGGATTCACACCCATTAGAGTTCCAGTGTTGATACTTGTTGTAGTCCCTGTTGGGCTTACTCCAAAATTAGGTGGTTGACTAAACGTTGATCCAGTATATAAATCTAAATTTACAGTGCCAGTTCCGAGTAAAAATATACCAAATTGAGGTGCAATTCCTGAAGCATATCCATTTGTAGATACGTAGGTTAAATCTAAAATATTAAGACCTCCATATCCTGACATAACAACATCAGACCCAACTTCTAAAAGTGTAACCGTAAATGCTGAAAGTGGTATGGGAGTACTGGTTGGTGTTAAAGTAGGTGTAGGTGTATTTGTTGGCGTCTCAGTTGGAGTTACTGTAGGAGTTATTGTAGGTGTAGGTGTCTCAGTTGGGGTAACGGTCGGTGTATTAGTTGGCGTCTCAGTTGGTGTAATTGTAGGTGTTGGAGTTTCAGTAGGTGTTTCAGTTGGTGTAATTGTAGGTGTTGGTGTTTCAGTTGGGGTTACTGTTGGCGTTTCTGTTGGGGTATTAGTTGGTGTCTCAGTAGGAGTAATGGTAGGTGTTGGTGTGTTGGTAGGCGTTATTGTAGGAGTTGAGGTAAGTGTACTAGTTGGTGAAATTGTGGGTGTGATACTATTTGTTGGTGTAATTGTAGGTGTTACCGTTGGAGTTGGTGTTATAGTTGGTGCAGGTGTCTGACTTGGTAGAATACTTGATGTTGGTGTTGGGGTTGGTAAAATTTCAGGGATTACAGGTTCGAACTTATATGCACTTCTTTTTTGTTTAAAAGTGTTTTCGAATACTTTAGAAGTTTTAATACCTTCCCCCAAAGGTATCAAACGAGACCCATCAAATATTCTACCCGATTTTCTTCTGAAATCTAAACCCATACATATAATTATCTGCGAGTATTAAATAACCAGCTATATTTTATGTAATCATCTTTTGATGGACCTTCTTTCAACCTCATTCTTTCATTATACGTTGAGGTGTTCGGCATGATTGGATCAAAATGAGTTTGTTTTATTGATGTTTCATCGCTCATTACAGCCCAAGACTCCAACATAGATTTTGTATGTTCTGTTGCTTTTTCAAGTTTCGAGAATGATGATTCACCAACATAAATCGCCATAGATATACCCATAATTAAGTCATCGTGTTGTCCTTTTTGGTGATCTGGTCTACCGTTGATATAAACAAAGGTGTTCATCTCATTGTACAACCTAACACTTCTGATCTTAAACTTATGTCTTACGTATTCCTCAAATGCTGCAATAATTTGTACCCTCTTGTTGTTAAAGTTAATACCTGGTATTTTATCAACTGTACTTTTGTTGACAGCCCAAATATTAAACGAATCAACTCCATCGATGTATAAACTTGTATACCCAAGTTCCTGCATTTTTCTTACAGTTGTAATACCCATACCACCTGTGATATCGACCACAACAAATGCGTTGTACATCATACCCCATTTGTAAGCGATTTCTGCTAAAGTATCTGGTGGGATTTTCCCAACATATTCTAAAACCTGTTCTCTGTCGTCAAAATCAATAATCTGTATTGATGAAAAGTCTTCACTATCACCACGAGACACGTCGACACCCATAATATACCTATGACCTGCGATAGGTTCTTTCCAAATCCATAATGAGTTACCCATCAATTTAGATGGTGGATCCTGTAAGGTATTGTTTTTTATATCCTCAAGTTGTTTGTTATCAAATACGTTATCACCTGAACCCAAGAACTCACAATTCAACTCTTGGTTTATTTTGCGTTTATCGTATTTGAGTTTTTTAACCATCTTCTCATACCAAGAAGAACAAGGTTTATATCCTTGTTGAAAGAACATGTTTAATTCTTCATAATCTCTTTCATATGGATCTACGTGTGCAAATGAAATATTTTTTGATGTGTCAAAGTCGTCGATATTCAATAGGTAATGAATAAGGTCATCCGTAGGAACCAAATAAAGATCTTTTGCATATCTTGGATCTCGATACCAATACATTTCAGAGATTTTGAAGTTGTTCATCCCTTTTAATGACTGATCATATATCTCATAGTAAATTGGGTCATAACCGTTTGGTGTAGAAACCACAATTACCTTACCCCCTGTGGATAAGGATGCCATACAAGCTGCCCAGAAATCACTGTCAGCTTCGATAAACGCCGCCTCATCAAATACAAGAATCGTGGGGGTAAATCCACGAAGGGCATCTTTTGATGTTGCAACCGCTTTTACCTCGGATCCATTATTTAATTTGTAGTGTCTTTGTGAATTCTTTTCAGTTGCGAAACCCGCACCAACCCAATTAGGCCATTGGTCAACAAAAGCTCTGATCTTGTTTGCCATCTCCATTGACGTATCAAGTTTGTTGGCAATTATTAGAATTTTTTCAGGTTGGGTTTTTTTCGCAAAAACTAATCGTTTTGATATCCATGCTGCAGTTACGGTTGATACTCCCGCCTGACGATATTTTAATGCAATGTTTTCCTCGTAATCTTCATAATCCTTAAGTAAGGATACTTGGTCGGGGAATAATTCTAAGGGAACGTATTTTGATACTGTATTGTCGTAAGTTTGTAAATAAGTACGTAATGCATAAGGTGTGTCTTGCATGCATTTCACATACTCGATCATTACCTGTTCTTTGGTCAAAGCCATAAAAATAGTTTACAATTATTATGAGAAATTATTTTTTAGTTTTACCTATAGAAAATAATTTTGCAATTGGTGTTTTCATTTTGGGAGCTTCGTCAGAAAACATTGTCACTTTTTTAGGTTTTCTAAGAATCATCGATTCAGATTTTTCTTGTACCAATTTTACCAAGTCAGACTTTTTCATTCTTGGTCTTACCTTACTCTCCAAAACGGAAATAATTTTATTTTCTAAAAATTTCTCGAGATTTTCGTTTGTTTTTTCTTTTTTGTATTTTACTGTTTTTTCAGGGTGAAGTTTCTCAGGCATTTTCTCATATTGTTTTTTTGATGTAGAGTCTGAAAACTCACGAGCCATTTCACACCATTTTTTCTTTTTAACACCTTTACTGGTGTTACATTTTGCCCAAAAGAAATTTTGTTGAGCTTTAGATTCAAATTTTTCTCTAATAATGCTTTCTGTTTGAGGTATCCCGTCTAGTGATCCGTCAGGATCGGTACTATTGTCGGTTCCGTAATCTTGAGGATTTTTATAGTTAACAGGTTTATTACCACCAAATTCATCAGGATTTAACATATCGTCAAATTCTTGATCTTCAGTCATTTCCCCTTCGGCCTGAGTAACTTTTACATTACCACCTTCGATAGAAACCATAGTTTTTTTTGAGGGATCAGTTGGTGGAGGTACTGCCAAACCTTTAGCCGCTGATGATACAGGTGCGGTGTATGTCACCTCTTGACTAACATTTTTTTGCCATTCTTCTTTAGATTCTTCTTTTTTTCCTTTTTTGAATTTTTTTGTTAGGACATCGAGTTGTGCCTCATTAAGATTGGCTACGGTTTGTAGTGATAACCCCTCACGAAGTAAGAACTTAATTTTATCTTTATTTTTCATATACCACCTGTTTTTCAAATTCTAATACTATATCTCTCTCGTATAGCTTATTTTTTATTTCATCTTCAGTGTCACCAAATCTGAATACTAATCTTTTTACAAGTGAGAAATCAACCTCACCACTTTCTTTTTCCCAACCCATAGCAATCACACCATCCATAGAGTCTATAACTGAAAACACATCAGAGTCTTGTATCAATTCTAATGTGATGTCATCATTGATCAAAGTACCTACTTTTGTGACGTATTCGTAGTCAGGTGGATTAGGATAACCATTTGCTGGTTTTGAATCCCAATTTTCACCCCACACTTCTAATGTATCGGAAAAAATAAATTCATAAATGTTTTGTCCCTTATAGTTGGGTCCCATTCCATTTATGTAAATCAATTTATTCATATGATATCACCTTTTTTTGTAATTTTTGTTTCATTAAGACCTTCTTTGAAGACTATGTTTCCTTTATTTGATAATCCCATTATTTTAGATTCAGGATTATGTTTGATGTACCAAAGAGCTGATTTTAATTGTTCTGTTGATTCAGCAAGAGTAATAACATTCTTTTTGTTTAGTCTATAAATTTCTTCTTGTTTTTCTCTTTTTTCAGTACGATTTTTTTCTATTTCAGCTTCTGTCAATACAAAATACTTACTCAAAACACTATCAACTTTAGATTCGTTGAAAGTTCCGTGGGCGAAATGATTAGTTCTTGGATTGATCATTCTAGAACCTCTTCTTCTTAATTTGTAATTCTCATCGTCTCCCTCACCAATCTCTTCAAAATCAACATCATAATCTATTGGTGATTTTCTCATTGAGTCTCCCTCACCACTATTTAAGAAATCTCTAATGTCAATATCTGCTTGTTTTCTTGCGTAAGTTTCAGGTGAACGATCATATTTCTTCATTTTCTGAACAATAACATCAAGATCCTCATCTTCATCATCTACTTCAGATAATTCGTCAGTAAGTTTGGACATCATTGTATTACCGTATGATGCTCCTACGTAATCTTCAACAGCATCTCCAAGACTATCGTATTCTGTTACTTCACCTTGAGCGGCTGCCAACGAAGCAAAATCCATTTCAGCAAGTTCAGGTTCTTCCTCACCTTCCATGTCAGATGGCATTTCCTCTTCCATGTCTACGTCAACTTCTTCTTCCTCACCCTCTTCGTCTTCTTCACCTTCTAATTTAGCGATGATTTGTTCAATATCGTCTTCATCTAAAACTTCAACATCTAATGCTGATAATATTGAATTGATAATATATTTTACGTCTTTAGCGGACAAATCTTTATCCTCTTCATATTGACGAATTTTTTGTGCTAATTTTCCAACAAGTATTTGGATTCTTTTGAACTCGCTTGGTCCTTTTCCTTTGTCAACCTCAACATCAATTTCCTCGTCTCCCATTTCAGGTTCCTCACCCATTTCAGGTTCCTCACCCATATCAGGTTCTTCACCCATACCAGGTTCCATCATTGGTTCTTCACCCATATTAGGTTCTTCACCACCAGGTGCCGGCATTTCAGAACCACCCATAGGAGGCATTTCAGTGTCCATTGGTGGCATTTCAGGTTCTACAGGAATTTCGGGTGCTGGTGCTGGCGGAACTTCCGCCACAGGAGCCGGTGCCGGTTCATTAACCGGCTCAGCATCTGCTTTAGGTTTTCTAACCTTTAGTTTGTACTTTTTTTTTTGCTCGTTAAATAACGAGGTACCTTCAGTGTTTTCGTATAGAGTATTAAACTCTTTGGCCATTAAATTTAGTTTCTTTAATGCTTGGGAATATGAAGAAAAATACTTTCTATTTTGGATAGGTTCGATGTAGTCTACTGAAGACTCATTGATATTTTTCTTAATGATATAACCCTGTCTTTCTCTTACGATTTCATAAGTGTTACCATCAGCTAAATTCAAACGATATTCTTTAGAATCGTTTTCATTTACAGGTTGTGGTACGTGCTCATTATATCTCGAGATTTCGATAATTCTTTTGATCTTATCCAAACCTTCTAATTTTTCACTACCAATTGGTCTTAATCCTGACATATCTGTGTGTTTTAGTTGTAATTATTTTATTATATAAATATAAGGTTGATTAGAAAATATTGCATATTCTAATCAATAACTTAATTTATGATATTTTATCAAACTTTATGT